TAAAATAGATATAAACATTGCGAAACGAATTGCTTTTGATGAAAGATTGCAGATTGCCAAAGGTATGATTGATGAATGTGTTGATAGATGGAATGAGGGTTCTGATGACAAAATTAAGTTGCTTATCAACAAGGCTTTTAAGGTGGATAAAAAAGGTGATTTGGATGTTAAGATGATTTTGAAGCTTAGAAGCTTGAAGTTTAAAGATGAAAAGTGGATTGAGGCTATGAATTTGCTAAATGAGGCTATAACGGTTGAAAGTACTAAGCAGTATTTTAATTTTTTTATGAAAAATGATAAGGGTGAATGGGAAAGTGTTTCTCTTAATTTTTCTAAATTTTAGAAAGAGGTGGTAAAATTATGGATGAATCTAAAAACATAAAAAGGGCTCTTACTGCAGCTGCCATAATTATTGCTGAAGGTGCTTCTAATATTGCTCCTCGCCGTACTGGGAATTTGGCTGGTAGTATTCATGTTGGTAAGATTTCTTCGTCTGGTGGTAAATTTGAGATAAATGTAGGGATTGATCCTATGGAACTTGATGGGAGCGTTAATTACGCTCCTTTTGTTCATAATGGTACTGGTATTTATGGACCTAAAAAGAAGCGGATAGTTCCAAGGAATAGCAAGGCTCTTAAGATACCTGGTGTTGGATATAGAAAAAGTACTAAAGGGCAAAAAGCACAACCTTTTTTTGATGACGCTGTTGAAAAGTTTGGAGATAAAGCAGCTGATGAATTTTTGCGAAAATTAGAGGTTGATTTTTTGAATGAGAAATGAGGAAATGATGAATAAAAAGATAGATTACTGGCTTTGCAAGCAAAGCCCACGCAACTCTTTTTGTGAAGATAAAAAGATAGATACATTGAGAATTCTTTTGAAGGCTACGGAATATGATAAGATGATTCTTAAGCTTAGGGTTTTGCTTAGTGAAAGATACAATCATAATTTGAGTTTGCTTGCTACTGAGGTTATGGATGATTTACTTTCTTCTGATAAGAAGATAAATAAATCGTTTATTGCTAAGGTTAATTCTAAAATACAGACTGCTCTTGGCTCTAATCTTTATAAGGAGCTTGAGGATGATATAAAAGAGCAGACTGAAGGCGTTTATCGTTATAGCCGTAAAAGACTAAAACTTGATGAGGGTGTAAAAATTGGTGGTGCTCTTGATATGGGTGATATTAGAGCTATTGGACATCTTACAAAATCTAATCATGCTTGGATAAAAGGGCATAGTCTAAAATCTAAGATTGCAGATGATATTACAAAGGTACTTGTCGGTTGTCGAGAGAATAAGCTTACTAGATCGCAAACTGCTATGTTTATGGAGCGGAAATTTGGTTCTTTGGTGCCGTCTGATATTTCTAAAAAGTACGGCGAGGATAGGTATTGGGATGGTTTTGTGAGAGCTCATGCTACTAGGACACGGACTTTTAGCGATATTGAAACTTATAAGCAAGCTGGATATACTGAGTATAAGATTTATAGTCGTTTGAGTGAACGAACTTGCGATATTTGTCGTTCTATGCATGGTACTGTGCATAAAATATCGGATTGTGTGAAAAGAATGGAGGATTATTATACGGCTTCAAATAATGGGAGTATTTCGGGAATGAAAAAGGCTTTTCCTTGGCTAGTATCGGAGGTTGCTCCAAATGAGGCTCATATAGGCGGTTTATTGCCATCTTTTCATTTTCGGTGTGAATGTAGGGTTGAAGTGTATAGGGCTGAAAATACGGCACATCCTGCGGTTAAAACGGGTAAAAGGGTTAATGTTGCTGATAGTGGTAAAAATTGTTATTATCTTGACCGTGGCAAAGGTGGCTCTGATAGTAATAGGCGGAGGGATAAAATAGCTTATACTACTCTTGATAAGACTGGTAAGGAATGGGTGGTTACTGATAAGTCTATAGAGCATTGTAAGGATGCTATTAAGAATGGTAGGCATTTAAAAAATGGAAAGATTGATTTATATGGATATAAAAATATTCCCGGTGTAATAAGAGATCCTGCTTTTATGGTTAGAAAGGTAAATGGCGATGTTGACTTTATGGGTAAAAATGGTTATATTGTCGTTATGCGAGATAATGCTGTTTGGACTAGTTTTTATGTTGATAATGGCAAAAATTTAAAAGAGATTTTGAATAATACCAAAAAGGCATATAAAAAAAATGGAGATACTATTTATGAGTGATAATATTGTTTTGACAATACTTTGTTTTGATCCAGATTATGAGGATGTTGCCCTTGTACTTCCTGGAGAAAAAACAATTGGTGATTATAAGATGGGTAAAGATGAATATCTTGGTGTTGAGTTTTGGCAATGTATGTATATTCGGTATAATAGCAATAAAACCCTTGAAATGTTTTCTATTGATGCAGGACAAGAGCGAGTTATGGAGGATTTACTTTCTTGTGGTTTTGATGAGAAGATAAAAGGTATGTATGATATCCCAGAATGGAAACTTTTTGGTTTAACAGCCGGAGAAGTTATTTTGCATGCTTATTTAAAAGCCTATGGAAATTATAAAAAAGAATGGTTGAAACAAGAATTGGAAATGGGTATTTAAATATCTAAAACGAGGGGATAAAATGTTTAAATGAGGGAATAATTTTTTAATTGTTAATTGTTAATTGTTAATTGTTAATTGTTAATTGTTAATTGTTAATTGTTAATTGTTAATTGTTAATTGTTAATTGTTAATTGTTAATGTGAAAATGGGAGAATAATTGTTAATTTTTAATTGTTAATTGTTAATGCAGGGGTATAATGAATAAAAAAAGAGATGCAATATGTTGTATCTTTTTTTTTGTGCCTGTTTTTTTTGTGATTTAGGGTGTTAAAACTAACCTAAATATTGAAATATTTTCATTTTGCGTATTTTTTACTTGTTTTGTGATATTTTGAGATATATATTGCTTATATATACAAGATATTGTATTTGTTTAATATAAAATAAAGGATTTTAATATGAGTGTTTTGGGAATGAGGCTTTTGATTTTATTTGTTTCTGTTGTTGTTACTGGTGTGTTTTATCTTTTGAAGAGAAGGGATAAGCGAATTGATGAAGCGGAGGAGAAATTGTCTGGTTTGGAACTTGATTTGGTAAATACAAGGCAAGATTTGGATATTGTAAAACGAGATTTGAGCCTTGAGACGAAGGCTATTAAAAAAGATTTGAAAGAAAAGGTACATAAGGCTGATGTTTTGACAGAAAAGAGTTTGAAGGAAATTATTAAGAATGAATTTGTTTCTTTTGAAAATCGTCTCTTAAAAAAGGGCTTTAAATTGTAAATGAGTGAATGTGGGAATGTGTAAATAAGGGATGTGTGAATGAAAAAAAATAGTAATTATTATGAAGCTCTTGGGAGATACACTGAGCATAAGGCAAATGCTGAAGAATTGCTTCAAAAAAGATGTGATATTGCTCTTAAGCTTAAAAACTCTTTATCCGCAATTTGTAATAATACCCGATTTGTTGATTTTGATGCTGATATTTGTAGTAATGATTGCTATAAGTTGGAGCAGGTTAATACTGATTTGAGGATAAATATTGAAAAATGTAATGAATTTAGTTGTATTTGTGATAAACCTGTAATTAAATTTCGGGAGCTGTAAAAATGTCAAAGAAACTTTTAAAAAATATAGATGTTGAGCTTATTTCTATTTTGGAGTTACCTGCTAAGCCTGCAAATATGAAACCTCTTATTTTTAAATCGTCTGATAATAAACTTGAAATGCAAAGAGTTATTAAGGTTGATGCTGAAAAGGGGCTATTGTATTGTACTGTTATGGCTTGTGATGAAGTTGATACTGATGGTGAAATGGTATCCGCTGATGAGGTTAGAAAGGCTGCTCATAATTTCTTAAAAAAGAGTGATGTAAAACGGATTGATAAAAACCATAATTTGGTTGTGAATAATAAAGTGCAAATTGTTGAGTCTTATGTTGATAATGGGGGTAATTGGCAAGCTGTAATTGATATTGCTGATGATGCTAATCTTGTTAAAGCAGCAAAAGAAGGAAAGCTTACGGGGGTTAGTATTTTTGGTACTGCTGAGGCTTTTGATATGACTGAAAAGAGTAAAAAAGATGATGATGATGCAAGAAGCTTTATTTGGTCTGCTGCTTTTGAAAAATTGGATAGGTTAATTGATAAATTGTCGTTTGGTGGTAATAAAAATATTAAAAAAAAGGAAGGTGATATTGTGACTGATGAAGAAATAAATGGTATTGTGGATAAGGTTGTTTCAAAATTGACTGAAAAGTATGATTTGAAACCTAAAGAAAATAGTGAAGATACACAAAAGAATGATGATGCTGTCTTGAAACAAGAAATTGCAGACTTGAAAAAATCTGTTGAAACTTTGGCTGCAAGTAGAATGACTAATGAAGATGCGGGAGCTAAAAAGGTAACTTTTGAAGATCTTCTTAATGATGGTGATGCTCTTTTAAAAATGCAGAAAGATGATCCTGTAAAGTATGAGGAATTGAGACAAGGATATTATGCTCAATAATGTGTGAATGTAATTATTAATTGTTAATTGTTAATTGTTAATTGTTAATTGTTAATGTTCCAAAAAACGATATTGTGGGTGGTGGTTAATGGATTGTTATTAAAAAATAAAAAATCCAAAAAATATCCCGAAGGGATAATATCATATAGACCCCGATTTCAATCGGGTGGTAAATGTGTAAATGTGTGTAAATGTGTGAATGTGTGAATGATTAAATTATAATAAATGATGGGGAATTTTTATGAGTGGATTTATACCAGATATGTGGGCTTCCAAGTGTTTGGGGGAGCTTAAAAAGAGAAAGAATCTCTTTGATTTAACTGATAGAAGTTATGAAACTTCTGTTAAGAGTGGTGGTGGGTCTGTTACTGTGCCTACTATGGATAGCCTTGTTGTACAAGATGAAACTGCAACTGAGTACACTATTAAAAAAACTGATAATTCTCAAGGCTCTAAAATTCTTTTGGATAAAAAAGCAGTGATTACTATTGGTGTTGGTGTAATTGATGAGGTTCAATCAAGTATACCTCTTATGAATCGGTATACTAAGAAAGCAGGTATAAAAACAGGTATGAGTATTGATACTAGAGTTGCAAAGGAGTTTATTAGTGGCTCAAAACCTGCTAATCGCTTGAAATTTAGCGATTTGGTGGCTAATGCGAATAGACATACTAAATCTACTGTTAATGCAGTACAGGAGATTTTAAACGCTGTTTGTGATATGGATGATAGAGTGATGGTGGTTGATCCTAAAGGTTATAAAGATTTGGGTGATGTGGCTGATTTTGTTGATTATCAAAAGATTGCTTATTCTGTGGATAAGAGTCCGCTTCTAACTGGTCTTATTGGTGCTGTATACGGTTTTCAAGTGTTTTTGATGCCTAGTTTGCCTCTTGTGGATGAAACTGGTGTTATATCTGCAACTGCTGAAGAAAATACTAAGCATATTGGTATTTTTTATCAAAAAGAAGCTTTTGCTACTGTTATTCAGGCTATGATGAAAGCTAAAGGTACTTATGACCCTAAGCTTGGACAGGATGTTGTACAGTTGTTTACTGTTTTTGGTGCCAAACTACTTGAAGATGATAAGGCTGTGGTTGTTAGGGATAATTAGGAATGATAGTTGTTAATTGTTAATTGTTAATTGTTAATGCGGAAATGCGGAAATGATGAATGATGAATGTGGAAATGTGGGGATTTTTTGGAAAATCTGATAAAGGGTGAAATTAGGAGAATAGCTGAGGTGTATGCTTCGGCTATTCCTAAAAAATGTTGGCTTGATATTAAGGAATTTGAGTATAATCCTAAAATAACTGCTAAGCGAAGTGTTATGATTAATAGTGTTTTTAATTTAGCCTTTTTTGAGTTTGGCGAAATGGCTGAATTTGATGCATTTGAGGGTTATTTTTTTGAAAATAGAAAGCAGATTGTGAATGATGTGAAATGTAATGTTGATATTGTACAGGTAAGAGAATTTGATAAAAATGGTACTTTTACTAGACTATATAAGATACAGGTTGAATATTTGTTGGAAGGGTAGGAAGGTAATGATTAATTGTTAATTGTTAATTGTTAATTGTTAATTGTTAATTGTTAATTGTTAATTGTTAATGTTCCAAAAAACGATATTGTGGGTGGTGGTTAATGGATTATCGAAATAGAATTAAAGATGCTGCTGTTGTGGCTGATGATGACAATAAGTTTGTTGGAGTTGCTATAGGTTTTGTGGCAAATGTTGAGGGAAGTTATAAAATACTTTCTAGAAAGCTAAAAAATGACGAGGAAGATGTTTGGGTGCTTGTGCCTCTTACGAATTCACCTCTTTGGATTGAAGGTATTGGGATTAAAAACGCTGATGATACTGCTGTGGCTTCTGATGCTGTTACGGTTATTTTTTAGAAAGGATAAAGATTTTGGATATTTGGGAAAGAAGAAAACATACTGGGGGACTGAAAAGACCGTCTAAAGTGGGATTGGAGCAGTGGCTGAAAGAGGATGATATAAAAGAGGTTGATTATACTGATATTTATGGACTTGAGAATGGTGTTGGTTATGGTTCAGATCCTAAAATACTAGAAGAGCGAAGCGGAGGTTGGTACCTAAAGACCAATACTTTAGCTGTTGGTTCTGGTTATGGTGCAGGTAGATGTAAACTTAGCTCTATTCCATTTCAAGAAATTAAAAAACGAATAACTTTAGAGTTTAACTGTCTGCAACTTGTACATTCTTCACGGATAATAATACAGGCTTTTGATCAGGCAGGCTCTACTTTTAATTGCGGTTGGGGGTGGTGGAATTCTGCATATCATGGAATGATAACAACCAATTATGCCTTAGGAATATACTCTAAAACTTTTAAAGCTATTAGGGGAGTTTGTGGAATTGGTTTTCTTGTCGGTAACTATAATTCTACTCTTGCTACTACTGGGGAACTAGAAAATATAAAAATATTAGCAAAACCTCAATACTGGTTTAATGATGGGAGTATTTGGGATAGAAGTAATACAGATATATGGAAAACAGGGGCAAGAGACAGTATCACATACGATAGTGATGAACCTTGTGTTTGGGAAGCAGAAGATCTTTTGCAAATAAATAACTGGATCCAACCTGAATATGAGAATATGTTATTTGTTAAATCTAAAAATGGTGTAATCACAGACATTTTGACCTATAGCGAAGCTCTAACAGGGTTTGCACTTCAAAAAACTATAAATTATTGCAAATAAGGGATAAAAATATGATGCTGGCTTTGCAAGCAAAACCCACGCATTATTTTTGAGGAGATAAAAATATGAATAGATATCACGCTTTAAAGGTAGATTGGAATAATGTAAGTCCTGCCGATTTTGGTAAATTGGCTGAATTTACAATTAAATTCCCTGCTGAAATTTATACTCATAAAATGATTGCCTATGTTGAGCAAAATGATTATGACGAAACTATTTTAGACTTGCCTGCAGGGGTCGAGTTTACTAACTTGCGACTTTATATAGAAATACCACCAACTGCTGAAAAGCCTGAGAATTTTATAGCTGAAAGCAACGACAAAACAACATGGTTATTGTGGATAGATGAGTTTAATTGGAGCGAATACGACAGAGAAAATATTGTAAAATCTTACGATATAGAAAAGTATAAGCAAGATGAAATAGATATTTAATTTAAAGGAGAAAGCATTATGTATGGAGATGAACAATTTTATAGGGTATTTGTGGGGAGTAGTGATGTTAGTATGTCTACTCTTGTTAATATTGGTGATATTAGTACAGGACATGATGACCCTCTTGAGGGGTTTGATGAATTTACTGATGAAGTAATGGGTGAGCCAAAAATGGTAACAGGTGATGGGAAATTAACACTTACTACAGGTGCTAAAACTAAGAAATGTGATACTTCTTTTACATGGATTGGAAAAGATGATGTTACTAGAGATAAGTTGCTAGCACTAGAAGGTGCTTATAAGTGTGTTATTTTTGTAGATACCAGAACTGGTCTTTTGAATGTGGCTCATTCGCAAAAGCTGAATGTCAATGCTGATTTAACAGGTAATACTTATGCTAAAATAATGGTTACAGGTACTAGAGACGGTATGCTTACAGAGGTGTTAAAAACTAAAAGTTTAATTCTTTCAAATAGTAATCCATCGCTCTAATATGTTTTGTAGTGTATTTAAAATATTGGAAGTCCTTAAAATTGCAGAAAACTTGAGGGCTTTCGATTCTTTGCGTGAAAATGAAAAGTTCAGGCTTGGAGTTTGTTTTTTTGGTATTGATATTGATATTGATGAAGAAAAAATACAAGAAGTTTACGGTCTTTTTGTAACTGAAATTCATCTGCAATTTGATGCAATTTCGAGATTTTCCGCAAAAAATGCGAAAAAGTCTGAAAAGAAAATTGATTTAGTGCAATTTGTAAGGCGAATTGCACTTAATCTTGCTCAAATTGGAAGCTTTGATTTTGCGAAAATTGGGCTTGATGATGCTGTTTGGATTGTTCGGGAGCATAGGATTGGTAGCTATAAAGAATTGATTGAAACTAAAATATCTAAAGCCAATGGCGATCTAACTATAAAGTATAAGAATAATCAAGATAATTTGGAAGTTTTAGGCGAGATTTGGGATGAGCTAAAGAGGATTTAATCGTCTGCATTTTTATCAAAGAGAGTTTGGCAAGAACCGGGGTTGTGTTTTTGGATAAATTTACCTATTTTGTAGTAAACAAAAACAACTAAAATAAATATTATTGGATATAAGATTATCATATTTTATTCCTCCTAATTAAAAGTAGTTAAATTTAAGGATATTTGTCAAGTGAAAAATAAAGAATTAGTTATAAAACTTAAAGCTGATATAGCTGATTATAAGGCTAAATTGGAGATTGCTACAGGGAAGGTTAAAGATCTTGAAGATGGGATTGAAAAGGTTGAAAGAACTGGAAATAAAGGTTTTAAATCTCTTGTAGGCGGTGTGGCAAATTTTACTATTGCTGCAAAAGGTATTATATCAAGTTTTCAGGCTATAGCAGGTAAAACTGCTGAATTTATTAATCTTTCTAATGTGCAAGAAAAGGCTGAAAAAAGACTTGAAATAGCTCTTAAAAATTCTGGAGATGCTACTAGGGCAACGCTTCAAGCTCAAAAAGATTTTGCAAGTGAAATACAGGCTACTACAACGGTCGGCGATGAGCAAGCAATGATGCTTCAAAGCATGGCTCTCACTATGGGTGCAACATCCGATAATGTAGGCGATGTAACTAAAAATGCTATTGCACTCAGCAAAGCTTTTGACATTGATATGAATACGGCTCTTAGAGCTAGTGTTTCGGCTGTTGATGATAATTATGAAATGTTAACTCGCTATATCCCGAAACTTCGTACAGCAGGTACTGAGGCTGAAAAAACGGCAATATATCAACAGTCTGTAAATGATGGTTGGAAAGTTGCCACAGGCGAACTTGAATCTGGATATGGAGCTATGGAGGATTTCGACAACACTATTGGCGATTTAAAAGAGGATTTGGGGGATTTGCTCAAGATTGCAATTTTACCGTTTATTGGCACCTTGAAAGATATTGTAAGTGGGATTAGTAGCTTTAAAGATAGTTTGGTTCCTATTCAAACCGAAACAGAGAAAGTGTCAAGGCGAACCCAAGAGAGTACTTTACATTTTGAAACACTTAAACGGACTTATCTTGAATTAGCTAAAAAGACTAATAGAACTGCTGTCGAAAATGATGTTTTGAATAATAGTTATAAAGAGTTGCAAAAGACTTACCCAAAACACTTTAAAAACTTAAAAAATGAGAAAAAAAACTATGATGAAATAAAAAAAGCTTTGCAAAATGTTCAAACGGAAATAGAAAACAAGGCAAAAGCTCAGATAAAAGAGGCTTTACTTAAAGATAAACAAGCTGAAATAAATGCTTTGCATAAAGAAGGTATGAAGTTATTAACACAAAAAATGAGACAGGAAGTAATCTATAATAAAACAAATGCCGAACAATTAGAAAGGCAAAAAGAACTTAGAGAGCAGGCTCTTGCAGGAGTTACACCAACATACGATAATACTTGGCATGAATTAGATAGGGATTTAACAAGATATAATCTTGCACTGGGTGAAACTAAAGATAAAATTGCAGAAAATAAAAAGGAACAAGCAAAGGTAAGGACAGAACTACAAGCTGCTGTTGATGCTTATGATATTTATTGGCAAACTTTGGCTACTGGACAAGATAAATTAAATAGTAAGTTTTCTAAGCTTACAAATGGTATAAGTGGTGTTAAATCTGCACTTTCTGCAATTGATCAGGAGTATAAAGAATCGAAGCTGGAAGGAGAGGAAGAAGGAGAGGAACTTGAGCGAGAAAAGTTAAATGTCTGGTATGAAGAACAACTTAGTTTATATAAAGATAATAAAGATGCAAAGGCTGAGCTTGATGCTATCTATGATAAGAAAAGTGATGATAATAATAAGAAAAGTGATGATAATAATAAGAAATGGGAAAAGATAAAAGAGCTTCGTACAAAGCAAAATACAATACGAGGAAGTAAGGCTTTTTTGGGCTCTATTGAGGCTATGGGTAAAAGTATTGACGGTATGGGTAAAGTTGCTAAAAGAGCTGCACAAGGTCAGGCTCTTATTGATACTTACGCTTCTGCGAATGCGGTATTTAAAAATACTGCTGAAATCCCTGTTGTTGGTCCGTTCTTGGCTCCGATTGCGGCGGCTGCTGCAATTGCTGCAGGTATTGCAAATGTTGCAAAAATTGAAAATACCAAGATGGCAAAGGGTGGTATTTTTGAGGGTCCTTCTCATGCGAATGGTGGGATAAATATTGGTGGTGGAATTGAAGTTGAGGGCGGTGAGGTTTTGCTTGCTAAGGGTGCTAGTAAGGATAAACATATCTTGACCATTGCATCTGCAATTAATGAAATGAGTGGTGGAAAACCACTTGCTCCAAATTTGAATTTACCTTTTATGGAGACTGGTGGAATTATGAGTAATCCTGTTAGTAATTATTCATATAGTAATGATAATAGTGAGTTATTGCAGGCTATAAAAGGTATGGATAACTCTATTAAGGTTATGAATATGAATTTGGTGGAAAAAGATATGAGTGTTAGTGTAAATGTTCCAGATAGAAATGTTTTGGATGATCAGGCAGAACTTAATAATTATAAAGCTGATGGTTTAGATTTAGAGGAATTATAAATGCAAAAATTATACATAAATGATATTGATGTTTCAAACTGGGTTACGCAATGCTCTGACATTCCTATTTGTGTTACGAATAGGAGTTATAAGCTGTATGCTCCAAGTTTGAGCTTTAAACTTGTTGATTTGGCTGATACCACATTTGTAGAGGTGGGGAATGAAATTAAGATTGAAATTGATGGGGTTGTGAGATATAGAGGTAGGATTATTTCTATGGTGCATAATTATAAGACTCAAGAATGGAGTGTTAAGGTTGAAAACATACTTTATAGATTAAAATATAAAAAAGTGTGTTATAATAATTTGAATGATAAGATTGCTGAAGGTCGGGATTATACTCCTGTTACTGGGACTTTCCATCCGCTTGATTGGGATTTTTCTTCTACTGCAAAATGGGTCAATACTCCGTATCTTATAAAGTGTATGATTGAAGATTGTACTAATATAACATGTGATACTTCGAGATTAAATAATGTTGATACTGGAGAAGTTTATTATTCTAGTCTTTTTAATAAGCTAATTCCAATACCTATGCTTTGGTGCATCGGACAAGATATTGCAACTTCACATACTGTACTTGAAGCAAGTGCGGAATATAGGGGTAAATATGTTAGTTATTTTGAGCTTATTGATTTACTATTGTTAGTTATTTTGAGCTTATTGATTTACTATTTAACCTTTTGAAAATAAAAGTTACTTTAGAGGGTGATAAGTTTTATCTTAATCATATTTCGGACAATGATGAAGATTTTGCAATAAATGATAATGATATGTATGGTTATTCTAAACAAATAAAGCTCAATAGCTATAGAAATGTTAGGATTTTGTATAGCACTGCAAATGCAACTTTACCTGCATACGAAAATGAGGATACTTATGATTTAATGGAATGGGAAGATGGGTATCCTAGTACTTCAACAAAAGAGATAAGAGTGTTTAATAATTTTATGTTTACTACTACATATATTGGTTTGGATTTGGAAGTATGGAAACAAAGTTGGTTTGGGCTTGGAATGCTTAATAAATATGACTGCAGTGATTATTTGGTTGAGAAATATACTACTGCAAAAAGTATGGATATTTCAGTTCTTTCAAATAAGTTTAATATAAAAAAATCTGAATCAAAACTTGAAGTAATTAAGCACTTGTGGTTTATTGCTGAAACTTGCAGTATTGAATCTGGGGCTATTGGTGTTCCTCGTAATGTTGTTATTTTATTTGATTTTTCTATGGTTGTAATTGAACTTGAGGCACATATATATTTGGGAAGTACTGAAATTGAATGTACGCTAACACAGATAGATGGCTCTCATTTTTCTTTTACACCAAATAGCTTGCTTGAATATGATACTGCTTACTCCCTTCAAGTAAAAAATGTTAAAAATGCTTATGGTAGAGAAATTGAATCTGCTTTTTATCGGGGATTTACTACTGAAGAAAATGGAGGTATACATGCTTCTGGGTAATACAGATTTTAGGATAGTAAAAAGTGGGGGAACAGAATGGCTGGATCCACGAAAGGGCAAATATTTTGTAAAGTATAAATTTGATAACGATAAGGCTATTTTACATACTTCTATTATAAATGGCCATAGAAGTATTACTGAAAAAGGCAGGTATCAAGAGTGCGAAATTGATATGTGGGATTTAAACACTGTTGAACTAGAATTCCTTGATAGTATTAGAAATCAGGTTGTTTATTTTATGCCACATCGACATGATAATCCTGATTTTGGGTTTTATGCTCTTGTGCAGAAAGGGCAGTTTTATTATAAGGATAACTGCTATTACAAAGATGCTTTTAAGTTTAAAATTTTGAGTGTGGGTTATACAGATATTGTAATGGCAACGACATAAGGAAGGTTTTTTATGATAACGATAGAGAATGTACGAGAATATAGTAATCTGCCTGCGAAATTACAAGACTCTGTAATAGAAACGCACCTGGCAATAGGTATTAGGGATGCAAAAGTAGAAATTTCTAATTATGATTTAATAATAGCCAATCCAACAAGTTCAAAATATCTTGATTTAGAAGAACTAATTAAGTGTTATACGCTTATTTCGCTATTGCCTGTAGCTAATACTTTTTTTATAGAAGGTATGCCTGCATTGGCGGAGGATGGTGTTCAATCTCGCTTTTTTTCTCCTACAGAGATTGCTTCAACTTTAAAAAGATATAAAGAGCGGAGTGATGTACTACGCTCACGAATTTTAGGTCGTGTTAAGAAATCGGGGTTCTTTTTCCAAATTATAGGTGGTGTAGAAAATGAGTAAATTTATAAAAAAAATGTTTTCAAAGGTTATTGGTAAACAGCAGACAACGGACTCTCCTGAAGGGGATGTATATGCTAAACACAATATTAAGGATAGTATGGATATTGTTATGAAAAATATCTATGCTAAGAGATGTACGGACGATATTGTTGAGACTGGCTTTGGTAAGTTATGTGCAAATTTAAACACAGATGTTTTAACTCAAGAAGCTATAAAAAGAGCTGGAAAGGATTATATTAAGTCGGGTAATTGTTTCTTTGAAATTGTTGAATTTGAAGGGAAAATTTCAAAAATTTATCATGTGCCGGCTAATACTATGAAGATTGAAAAACTACCTTCCAAGAAATTAGCTTTTAAACAACTAGGAAATGAGGATATTGTTTATAGTCAATATGATCCTAAAAGCCTTAGCACGGCTAAAACTAGTTCTATATTGCATATTATGAATTATGAAGATGATTCTATATATGGAACTCCTGTTTGGATTGCAGCAAAGCTTAAATTGCAACAATCATATCAAAGCGACGAATATGTGGATAGTTTTTATAATAATGATGCTATTCCTGCAGGAGCTTTGCTTACTAAAGGTGCTGAGCTTGATGATGTTGGTGCTCAAGGCTTAAATGATATGATGTCAGGAAGAAATAAAGGTGCAAGAAATCGCCGAAATCTCCTTCATATTCATATGGATGAAGAATCGGATATGAAGTATTTGAAGTTTAATGAAAATATTGTTGATAATTCTTTTATTACTTTACAAAGAGAGAATAAAGTTGATGTTTGTGCTGCTTTTGGTGTGCCTCCAAAACGGGTAGGTCTTGAAACACCCGGACGGCTTGGTGGTGGCAATGATTATAGTGCTCAATTAAATGGTTATTATGAGGATATTATTATTCCTTTGCAAATGTTGTTTGAAGAAAAACTACCTTTTGAAAATTTGGAATTTACGAGACCTAAAATAAAGGTAGTAACAGAATCAATTGAGAAAAAAGATAAGTCAAATAGTTTTTTTAATGATTTACGAGAGATTTTAATTGCTAACTGAAAATAAATATATCCCTATTATCAAAACTGGTTTGAAAAAGCTTAATATTCGACCTTACCAAAGGGAATGGCTCACCGATCCAAGCCGAATGCGGATTGCACTTAAATCACGGCAAATTGGCTTCTCATGGACATTTGCATTAGAAGCTGTTTGTACTGCATTGAAAACTGGAAAAAATCAATTGTTAGGGTCTGCATCCCAAGATCAGAGTGAAGTTATGATTGCTTATGCATCTACTTTTTTGGAGATGTTTGGAGTTGTGCCGATTCAAGAGAGTTCTTCTAAAATTACCCTTCCAAATGGAGCGTATTTAAAGGCTTTGCCTAAGAACTGGCGTACTATTCAAGGTTTTGCTGGTGATGTTTACTTTGATGAATTTGCATGGAATACAGATGATGTTTGGATTTGGCGTGCTCTTATTCCAGCTGTAACCGCAGTAGGAGGTCGAGTATCTGTAGCTTCAACTCCTTTTGCGAAACGAGGGAAGTTTTATAATCTTTGGAATAAAGATAATAAGTATTCTAAGCATGAAATTGATATTTATAAAGCTCTTGATGATGGAATGGATGTACATGGGTTATCAAAAGCTGATTTTATTCAAGAATTGAAAGATTTGCTTGATGATCCAGAGTTCTTCCCATCTGCTTATGAATGTAAGTTTATTGATGATAAAAATAGCTACATTCCTTTATCGCTACTTGAACCTCTTATGAAACTTTATCAAAACGAGGATGAAGGTCAAAGGATTTGGCTTGGGATTGATATTGGAAGGCATCATGATATTACTGATATTACTGCTTTGGGTGAAAATAAGAACGGTAAAAAAGAAGTAAGGTTTAATATTGGTCTTAAAAAGATGTCTTATGATAATCAAAAGAAGTTTATTTTGAAATTGTTTCGCAAACATGATGTGTATAAATGTTTTATTGATAGAACTGGTATTGGCGATAATCTGTTTGAAAATATTCGAGATGTATATCCAAGTAAAGTTATCGGTATTTGGTTTAGTGCTAAATCTAAAGAGAAGATGGCGAAAAATTTAAAACAAATGCTGGAAAAACAGGAGCTACTGTTGTTAAAAGATAGAGAATGTGCTTTACATTATTCTGCAATAAAAAGAACTGCAACGGAAAGAGGCTTTAAATATGATACTGAAAAAGGTGGTAGGAAAAAAGAATATGGCCATGCTGATAAATTTTGGAGTTTAGCATTAGCAGCATATGTATTTTATAAACGAAAAAGGAAAATGAAAACTAAAAGTTATAGGCGGTAGTTTTTTGCAAAAAACATGGAGGGTTTTTTGCTTTTCCCGTGATTTTTGCGAAAAACTATAGAGGGCTGTTTTCGCATTTTTTGCGGAGGGTTTTCGCATTTTTTGCGGGGAAGGTAAAT